GGCGGTCTCCCCCGATTTCTCGGAGGTTTCCTAGAGTGCGTGTTCGACCGCAAGAGTGCTCGGTTGCTGGACTATCCATCGATTGACGCTATCTTTGCGGTACGTCAGTTTACACTGATGTTCAGCAAGATAGCACTGCCATGTACGGAAACCCGCACAAGGAAGGCAATCAGTGGATATGTCCAGACTGAGCAGGATGTTCGCCTACATGACGCGAACGCAAGTAGCCATGATCTGGCTGACTTTGCTCGCGTCGGCCGTTTGCTTTGGAGCAGGCTCCTCACTCGCGTGGATGTTCGCATCCACACGAACGGAGTGCTTCCAAAGCACGGTCCGGGTGCTACAGCCGACCGACTCCGAGGAAACTCGAAGTACGATTGTCAACTGTGGACCTCGCGGTTGGAATCAGAATTCCCACACTGGGAGTACCTGATTCCAAATGCTCGGTTTCTTGATCGGACCGAGGAGGTTTCAATCCTGCCTCCCGGGGAGGAGATGGCTGTCAGAGTCATCACCGTCCCCAAGACGCTCAAAACCCCACGAATCATCGCCGTCGAGCCTACTGCAATGCAATACATGCAGCAGGGTATTCTCGAGACGATGGTGGAAGAGATTGCACGCGATGACTTCGCGCGCAACCTCGTCATGTTCGAACGGCAAGAACCTAACCAGGTTCTCGCCAAAGAGGGTTCCCTAACGGGAGCTCTCGCTACACTCGATTTGAGTGAAGCTTCGGACAGGGTTTCGAATCAGCACGTACGTGCTCTTGTAGCTAATCACCGCGCGTTGAGAAACGCCGTGGATGCTACTCGATCACGGAAGGCTGAACTGCCTGGCGATGGCGGAGTTATCCGTCTTGCCAAGTTCGCGTCCATGGGATCAGCTCTCTGCTTTCCCTTCGAAGCTCTCGTCTTTACGACGATCATCTTCTTGGGGATTGAAAGAGAGCTCAACCGTGTGCTCACCAGAGAGGACGTTAGATCCCTCTTTGGTAAGGTGCGCGTCTACGGAGACGATATTATTGTCCCCGTAGAATATGTGCAATCTGTGATCCGGGAGCTCGAAACTTTTGGGTTTCGAGTGAATGTCCACAAGTCTTTCTGGACTGGTAAGTTCAGAGAGTCTTGCGGAGCCGAGTTCTATGACGGTCACGATGTTTCAATCGTGCGCGTCAGAGCACTCCTCCCAGAGAGCCGGCAGGACGTGAATGAGCTCGTGTCTACGGTTTCCCTCAGGAACCTCCT